CGACACCGAAGATGACGACGACGACGCCGACCACGACGACGACGACGCCGACCACGACCACGACCACGACGACGAACCAGCTCTAAGCATTGCAGATGTCATGATTCAACCTCCACAAATGACACATGGTAATCCACCGCCGGGGTATACGTGCACGCAACTGACCTCTACTTTCCCATCAATAATATCTTGAATTGTGGTGGGCTTCGGCGCTGTTTTTTCGAGTTCGGCAATAAGCCCGTTTGCATACAAAACAGCGTTTTGTAGACCAATAGATCCCGGCAATGCTCCGCCATACGTTAGAATCGCCTGCATCGCGGCCTTCGCACACTCCCAGCGAAACGCTTCTTTGTCGATCATTTGCTACTTTCCCTCTCTGTTCTTTCTTTTCCCTTCAACAACAGCTCATATGCATGGATCACTTGCTTGATTCCATTACGGCTAGTCTCCTCTTTCATCTTTGTTAGCGTATTTTTTAACTCTGCAATTTTTACTCTGATAGCATCACACGTCATTTCTTACCCACCCGCTCACCGTCACTTGGCATTGGGACTGGTTCTGGCTTAATTTGTACTTCATTTCTAATTCCTAGCATCAGCTCGGCAAGTTCAAGGTTATTCTTCGGCAGAGGCAAATTTGATTCCACCATATTGTAGGCAAGCTCAAGCATTTGTCTTTCGTAGCTGCCGTAGCGTAACGAGAATAAGGGGCAAAGCAATAATGAGGATAAAGATCTCACTGCACAGCCTCGCGTATCGGCGAACCGTTAGCATCCACTCCGCTGTATTCTTCATGTGATATCCCCATCAAATCCGCCACTGGCGATTTCTTCATATTTTTAGCTACCGCGTTTAACTCTTTTTGCGCGGCTTCAGTATCCCGACCTGTCTCAAGTCGAAACACTTCCTGAATCAAAAGACGATTCATCAACTTCAATTCCTGGCACATTCGGTCCATGCTCATTCGGTCCATGCTCATAGTCTACCCCCCACCTTTCTCTCAGGAAAAACATAGACGCCTGACCGCTGCTTGATCGGCTTGGCCCTGAGCTCGCCGCGTTTCTCCACGCACCTGGCGCACCGCTCCACCTTGACCTCCAAGATGGTGTCGGCCTCGTCAAGATACCGACTCCTACCGCAGTAAGATCCTGGGCAAATACGGTTGTACTCACTGAGCTCCTCTGTCTTTTTGTAGTTTGTCCTATACGGATTGCACCCTTGCTTCATATAAATCCCTCCTCTTTAAGCCTGGTTTCTACAAGCTCCAGGGCTTTAAAAAAATCCGCTTTACTAATGTAGCGTACGGTCCATGCCTTAAGCAGAGCACTTGACTCCACGGGTGTCAGGTGAAGGTGCACAACCCCGGTGGCCTGTGAAGCCGTGGTAGGCATCGCCTCCCCACGGGCACTCGCTGGTCCCTTGTCCCGGTAGATGCTCAGGGCCATCTTTAAATTCATATTTTCTCCTCTTGCTACAACTACTTTTGGTACAACCTTTGCTCTTGTGCCTGGAACGCGCTTGCCTGTTTTCTTCCTTACACTCTGCTCGTTAGCCGCAAGCCCCGCTCCCGCAAGCCCACCCCCCTGGCGCGTAAAAGGATCCACTGGTAGCCCAAAGCCGGTAGGTGTTTCTTTTTGCCTACAGTGTGTATCCTCAATGATGCAGTTCACGCTCCCCACGGTCTCTCCCGCATCGTGGCCATGTCAGGATTTATTTTGCTCGGCTCGAGGATCTCCGCACTGTCCTCGCCGCCGTCGATTTCAAATATCTTGGCGGCTTCACTCCAGCTGTCCGCGCTAGTAATCAGCCGCACCTTGCCACTGTAAACGCCCTCGACTGTATAGGTCTTCACAAGAGATCCCTCATCTTAAGTATGTCAGTGGCCAAATTCTCTTTTCTCTCCAGTGCTCCGAGGATCACCTCGTCGATTGTGGCTGTCGCCACGATGTCGATACGGGTGATCTTGTCGTGGATCTCTGAACCCCCACGGTGGCACCGAGCCTCACTCTGTAGGTCATGCTCAAGTCCAAAGCCCCTGGAGTAATAGATCATGTAGCTCGCGGCGGTCAGCGTAATGCCTACGCCTCCAGCGGCGGGGTTAGCCACCATGACCCTTACATCAGGATTGCCCTGGAACTCATCAATGGAGGTCTGGCGCAATTTGTCTGTCATGCCACCATACAAACTGACCGCACAGAGCTTTAGCTTCTCGCACAGCTCCAATATGGGCTTGTAGCTGTGCCGAAAGTTAGTCCACACGATCACTTTGCTGGTGTGGCCAATGTCCGCTAGCAGCTCTCCTAACGCCTCAAGCCGTGGGTTCTCCTTGAACCCATGCTCACCGCCGTCCTCGTCTACCCAAAAACCTGACACCATCTGCTGGAGCCTAAGCCCCTTGGTCAAGGCAATGGAAGCGACACACGCCTTGTCGTTTAAATAGGCAACGTAGTCATTTTTCATGGACTGATACATTCTGAGCTGCTCACTGGAGAGCTCGACATCAGCCCGTTGCCTGACAATCGGAGGAAGGTCTAAGCAATCTTTCTTCAGAACCCTGGTGGCTTTGCGGTAAATCATATCGTTGAAGATCTTTTCTAGGCCAGGGATCGGACGCCAGTCGGGGAACTTCTTTAGACCAGTCATTCCCGCATTCTTGTCGATGAAGTAGCGAGCTCTGAAGGCGTAGAAGTTACGGTCAAACGTATCGCCGCCGTCCATCACCCTAAACTGTGCCCAGATGTCCATAGCTGAGTTTAGGATCGGGGTACCTGTCAAGATCATTTTGTAGCTGGCCGAGTCTGCTAGCTCTATTGTTAGCTTAGTCCTCTTAGCCTTGATGTCTTTTACACGCTGGGACTCATCAACGATCATTACTTCGGGATTCCATTTCTTTAAAAGGGCAAAGAGTTTGGGCATCGACAATGCTTCATAATTGGTGATAAAGATTTTGCCAAGTGCTAGCACCTTGTCCTTGTCAAACGCTTCGGTCTGAAATAGCCTTTCCCTGTCTTTCCCGACACCCTCAAGAACCACCACGTTTTCTTTTTTGATCGTGGAGTGCATGGCAAACTCGCGTTGCCAACTTCTGCGAACGACTGGTGGGCAAAGCACCAGAGTGCGGAGAAGACGTTTAGAAGTAGTACACCTGTAACGAAGGGCCGTGATCGCTGTGGCAGTTTTTCCACAACCCTGCTCAAAAAAGAGACCATACCCGTTGCTAGATGCTGCCTTTAAAGCTGCGTCTTTTTGGTGTCGCCAAAGTGGAATGAGTTCTTTCACCACAAATTTAACACTCGAAACAAAGGGATGAACACAGTCAAGGTCCCCAGGGCTGTCAGTGCAAAGTCTTTATCTTCTTGAATGGCTGCTCTAAACAGCTGCACGATAAGTAGGACTACTAGTATCGCTGCTACCCACTGCACAAAATCCACGCAATCATCCTCCCAGAAATTTGGACTTGCAGACTAAGTAGCATCACTGATAGCACTAACGCAAGCATTTTTTAGTTCCACTTGACAGCCCTCTTCCGTAGGGGGGAGACTCAAACTTCCACTTCACAACTCGGAGATAGCCTATGATCCAAATTCTTGGACTGAGATCCTTCACCCCAAATGGCGAAATAGTAAACTTTGACAAGATCTTTGACACGGGCCTCTGCATTGAAACGGTGCAGGAACTATTCTCCAGGTTGCCTGAAGTTCTTTCTCGAATTAGTCCTTCCGAACATTGGAACCTTTTCTACACGCTAGCAAATTGTGGCGAGAAAAAGCGTGCGTTTGAATCCACCGCCGCCTTGGCGTTTGACATCGACGGTTTTGAAAGAGAGCGTGGCAAAGAGTATGAACCGATTATTCGCGCCTTGCTACAAGTAGACCCAGAGCAACTCGCAGTGGTGTCGTCAGGCAACGGCCTACACTTTGTCATGCAACTAGAAACTCGCGTCACTGACCGGAATTTTTTCACCGAGCAACGCCCGCACTACAAAGCCGTAGCGGCTAAGATCAACGCGGCGCTGCTCGCGGCTGGTCTACCAGGCAAAGCTGACACCGCCATCTTTGACGCCAGGCGGATTCTCAGACTGCCCGGCACTAAGAACATCAAGCCGGGGAAACCCGAGCGTATGTGTAAGCTCATACGCACCATGACCCAGCCCGTGGACTTTTGTTTGGCTACTATCTCTGGTCTGCCCCTGCTCAAAAAAACTGATTCCCTGCCCCCGGCTGTCACCAAGAGGCAGACTCAAAACTTCCCCAGTGCCGTCCTGGAAGGCTGCTCTTTTCTTTCCCACTGCTACACCTCCGCTGCCTCACTTGACGAGCCCACCTGGTACGCCGCCCTCTCCGTCGTAGCTAGGTTAGATGGGGAAGGAGCCACAGGTAGGGAGCGGGCACACCAGCTCTCCAGTGGCCACCCTGGCTACTCAGTAGAAGAGACCGACAAAAAGATTGACCAGGCCCTAAACGCCAGCGGCCCTCGGACCTGTGACTACATCAAGAACATGTGGGATGGATGTCCCAAGTGCCCTAACTTTGGCAAGGTCAGCAGCCCGATCATGCTCGCACCGAAGGATGCCATCGGCACTGAGCACACAGGGTTTCACACGGTTGGCGTGGATAGTAAGGGGAAGCCTAAGAGCACACCAAACTATGAGGATCTGATTTCATTCTTTTCAAGGGAGCACAAGTTCAAGGTACTAGCTGATTCCCGCCAGGTGTGCGTGTGGAACAAGCACCACTACGAACCCATGCAAAAGCCGAGCATGGAGGCATTCTCCCGGAAGTATTTTGATCCCAAGCCCGAGGTCAAGGTAATGGAGGAGTTTAGAAAGCGTCTGACCGTCGCCAACATCGTCCCCATGGTGTGGTGGCAGGACTCCATTAAGAGGAAAATGAACTTTCTTAACGGCTACTTAGACATAGACAGCATGGAGTTCAGACCCCACGACATTGACCTCGCCTTTCGCAACATCCTGCCCTACGAGTATGACCCCACGGCCCGCGCACCGCTCTTTGAACACATGCTCGGGCAAGTAACGGCTGGTAATAACGACCTTCAGAAGATTCTTATGGAGTTTGTTGGGTATGCCCTTAGCAATGACGACTGCTGGGCGCAAAAGGTTTTGGTTTTGGTGGGAGATGGGGCGAATGGAAAGAGTACTTTTCTTAATATTGTCAAAGATTTAGTTGGCTGGGGCAACTACACCAGCATATCTATGCCAGATCTGGCCAAGTCGGAATACTCCAGGCACATGCTTGATGGGAAGCTGTTTAACATTTCAGACGAAACGCCCACCAAGGCTTTGCTAGATAGCTCGATTTTTAAGTCCCTCGCCACGGGGGGCGAGGTGCAGGCCAGGCCAATCTATGGCTCGCCATACACAGTGCGAAATAAAGCCAAGCTGTTTTTTAACTGCAACGACATGCCCGAGTCGTCGGACAGCTCCTACGGATTCTTTAGAAGGCTAATCATCGTCCCATTCACTCAGGTCTTCACCAAAGACCAGGGGGGGTATGACCCCCATATCGAGGCCAAGCTCAGGGGGGAGCTCGCTGGGATATTTAACCTGGCCATGACTGGCTACCATCGGCTCGTGCGCCAAGGGGCATTTACTGAGAGCGAGGTGGTCAAAAGGACCGTTGATGAATACCAGACGGAAAGCGACTCGGTGCTTTACTGGGCTAAAGAGTACTTGGTGGTCCACACCAACGGGGGGTTTGATGCTCACTCGGCCCCGATAGGCGACATGTATAAAGCTTACGCAGACATAATGAAGGCCGAACAAAGGTATCCAATCACCAAGAGCAAATTTGAAAAAAGGCTCTCCAAACTGAGCGGCGAAGTTTGGGGCGAGCACCCGTATCGGGAGCGAGCTACCAAGATTTATGTGGATCAAAAAGGAAAAAAGAAACAAGTACGGGCACTTAAGGGTGTTGAGATTGAAAGTATCAACTGAGGCACTCCTTTACCACCAGAGGGTGTGTCTCATACTGTCCGGATTGGAAAAAAAATAATATTTATAGGTAGTTATAAGAATAAGACAGTAAAGACTTTATATATATATAAACATTATATATATATTCTGTATATATACATCCATCCCTCAATGCTCTATACAAAAACTGTTGGAACCCCCTAGCGTCTTTTGGTTTTACTGTCCTGGAGTGGAGAAAATACGATGGTTAATACAGTCATATCAGCCAGATGCGGAGTGGAGGTGTCCAAGACTCTAGAGAGGTACTGCGCGCGGAACCGACTTACTAAGAGCAAGGTGGTTGGAGAGATGCTCGCTGAGTGGGCAGAGGCGAGAATAGAGGAGAGTGTAAGAAACAGTTAAGCGAAGGGGAGGAGAAGTGAAATGAGAACTGAAATGAGAACTGAAATGAGAACTGAAATGAGAACTGAAATGAGAACTGAAATGAGAACTGAAGGAGATCTAGCGCGGGTGGAGTTTGTGAGGCAGTGGCACTCAGATGCCGAGAGTGGTCACGCTATAGACAAGGCTTTGGTGGATAATTCTACCTTCAAGAACCTCACCAACTTGGTGGTAGCAAGTGGGGTGTGTATGAGTGTATGCCTGCATAAACAACTTTGGAGGGTGTAGAATGGGAGCGAGAGCAGAGACAGTTCACTCAGTAGTAGGTACTGAAATTGCTGATGAATTAAGGAAATTCTGTTGGGATAACAGGATGACAATCAGTTCTGGAATCAAGCATATTCTTGGTGTTTGGGCCATGAAGCATGGTGCGGAGCGTTTAGGTAAGGAGCTAAAAATGGATATGGAGAGGGAGGAGCTCGAAAAACTTAGGTATGAGATTCGGGAAAAAAAGCTGGAGGAGCAATACGAGATAGCTTTGCGTGAAGGGCGAGTGACATGCGGATTTGAAGACACGGATCTCGAAGGGGTATCCACGCTTTGAAGCTATCTAGTAACAAGCCCTACAGTCCGATAGAGTTGAAAGATAATGGTAGCACTAGCTCGTTTTGAACGGGCCGGGGCTTTCTTTTGTCTAAAAAATAAACATAGTACGATGGAAGTAGGACTATGGATAACAGTAGAAACCCAGATGGAACTTGGAAGCCCGGCTACGCGCCGAATCCAGCGGGGCGCGTGCCGATGTCACCCGAGCTCAAGGCGATCAAGAAGCTCTCGCCTGGCTATTTAAAGCTAATCATAGCGAAGCTGGCGAGGATGACGCCGCAAGAGTTAATTCTGAGCGCGAAGGATCCGGGCAAACTGAACAACCTGGAGATGATGGTGGCGAGCATCGTGTCGAGAGCTATTCAGGATGGCGACCACAGCAAGCTGAACTTTCTTTTGGACAGGTCCATTGGGAAAGTTGTGGAAGAACGCAGGGTGATCCTTGAGCCGGTAATTTATAAGACCACGATCCGTGGTGATGGTGCGTTGGTTCAAGAGGTGATGTCCGATGTTCTAGGTGAGGAATTCGTAGACATTGTTGCAGGTGACACTAAAAAGGAAGAGGAGGTGTTACTCTGAATTCATTAACATTGTTAATGGTGATACTACAAAGGGGTAGGCTTAGATGTATGACGAGGAAGAGGAGGACGCGAAGCGGGAGCCCGTCGTCGTTGAGATTCACCCACCTGCCCCGCACACCAAGAAGCAACGCCTGATTATGGCAGCGTTTCAGATACCCACGTTGAAGAAGATTTATGTGGCATCGGGGACTAAGTACGGAAAATCACTGAGTGCTTCCGTCTGCATGGCGCAGCCCGCCCTGGCGCAGCCCGCAACTAAGTGGCGGTGGATTGCCCCGATCTATGACCAGTCCAAGGTGGGGATGGATTACTTCCGAAAGCTCTTACCCCCTTCTCCTCACTCTGAGTTCAATGACAACCACATGAAGATCGCGCTCCCTTACACTGGGACCGAGATTCAGTTCTGGCATTGCAAGAACCCGCACTCGCTTGAGGGTGCTGGGATCAACGGCAATATTTTCGATGAGGCAGCCAAGTGTCCCTATGCTGCTGTTGCAGCGGCCCTAACCACGACGACATTCACTGGTGGACCAAACGGGTACTTCAGCACCCCCCTGGGCAAGAATTGGTTCTACAAGGAGTGCATGGAGGCGCAGGAGCATATGCGTTGGGCATTCAAGAACGGCAAGAACCCAGAGAGGATCTTCCTAACCGCACCAACGACCGAGAACCCCTTTATCAAACAGGCTGTGATTGAGGAGGCAAGGCGGGCATTACCTGACCGACTCTTCCGGCAGTACTACCTTGCCGAGTTTCTTGATGATGGCTCCGTGTTTATTGGTTTCCGCGAATGTATCCAAGGCCCGCGACTGGACGTGTACGGTGCTACTCAATATTGGGTAGCACCAGATAGTTCTTCACGAGATGTGTTCTTGGGGATAGATTGGGCAAAGAAAGAAGACTACACTGTAATCACTGCACTTTCGGTAGCACTAGGCAAGCCCGAGCTCGTGGGATTTATTCGTTTCCACGGGATCGGCTACGTCGAGGCATTGAAAGAGCTGCATAAGTTCACAAAGAAGTTCAAGTCTATTGTGAACATTAAGCATGACCGGACAGGGGTAGGTGAGGCGATTGACGACATGATGGCTCAGCTGACCGTACCATTCGAGGGAGTAGTGTTCACAAGCGCGAGCAAAGCCGCAATGGTCAACCAACTCATGATGGCATTTGAAACTAAGGCGATCACGCTACCCGACTGGCCCGAGATGGTGAGCGAGCTTGAAAGTTATTCGGTCATCACCAACGAGCTGGGCAATGCGCGGTACTCGGCCCCGGCTGGACTGCACGATGACATTGTTTCAAGTCTCATGTTGGCGAATTGTGCAGCACAAGAATACTCAGGTGAGTTCAAACTCCATTTTCTTGAAGACTTACCGAATACTAAAATGACTGTCGATAAGTGGTACGCTGATATTCAAGACGAGGATTAAGTGGCAGCTAAAATAACAAAGACAAAAGATCCTTCGCCACAGTTTGCCCGCGACCTTGACAGCTACATGCAAAAAAGCTTTGACATGGGCAGCAATGAGTCAGTTTCCAATGAGCTTTGGAGTAGCGAGAACAAAGCGTTCATGGACGCGAGCACCCTGAAGTCTCTGTTCTTCACAGAGGATTGGGTCTACATCATATGTGATCTCATCGCGAACAAGATCAGCTCACAGCCGCTAAAAGTAATGCGCGCCGTGGTGTCAGGCGAGTCAGAGTCCGTCGAGCCGATGCCCGAGCACCCGCTCAACGCTCTCCTCGAGCAGCCCAATGAGTGGCAAGACTATTCGCAGTGGATGTACAACACCGTTGTTGAGCTGTACCTCATGGGCAACGCGATCATTTGGAACGCGCCGAGGTCAGGTCAGCTCTTGACAATGCCCTCTGAGAACGTGGCGATGCAGTTTAACGAGAAGGGCAAGCTCACCACCTACTCGGTGTATGAGACTTCTGAGCTCCTCGCTATGCAAGACCTCGGGAGTAAGACGGACTTTAACCCAAGTAGCATCATCCATGTGCGTCGTCCCAATCCTTCAAGCCTTTTGTGGGGACTCTCTCCGTTTATTCCAGGTAAGCGGTCCATACTTTTCAACAGATATTCTACAGACTACCTCAACGCGTTTTATCTAAAGCAGGCTACTCCAGGCTTGGCCCTGTCCCTTGACCGCAATGTCAACGAAGACGTGGCGCTTAGGCAGCTGCGGAGCTTTGAGAGTTCCTATCAAGGACGGAAGAACCAACGGCGCACGCTCATCTTGCCCAAGGGTGTAAGCGCCACGACGCTGACCCATACGCTTAGCGATCAAAAGCTCATTGAGCATATCAATCAGAACCGCGAGACGATTTGCGCGCTGCTTAAAGTGCCTAAGCACGAGCTCTCGCTGCAAACGGCGGGGAGTTTAGGTAGCGAGGAGTACAAGACCGCGATCAGAAACTTCTGGGAAGCCTGCCTCATTCCTGGAATGCGGTTCATCGAAGGCGCGATGACCAAGTTCTTTCAGGTCCAGCTTGGTGAGGATGCTTTCTTTCAGTTTGACCTAAGTAGCGTCGATTCACTCAAGGATGATCTTAGGAACAAAGCCGAGACCGCAGCCGTGATGCTTACTGCTGGACTGTCAATCAATGAAGTTCGTCAACAGGTGTGGCAGCAAGAGCCGTCAGCCGCACAGGGGTCTAATGATCCTTATGTGCTAGTACAAAAAGCGGGGCAGGTGGCGACACTAGCTACTGGTTTTTCTTCTTTGTTGCAAGCACCAGAAGGCGAGGTCAAGGTCAACGCACCGAACGCCAAGATAAATATCACACCGCAGATCGAGAATTTTCGCGATCATGTGGTCAAGCAACTTATCGACGAGGAGAGCAGAACACTTTCCGAGTTAGGCCAAGCGGCGACCGACTTGCTTGTGGGCATGACCGCAACAGCCATCGACGTGGTGGACAGGGAAAACAAGGCGACGGGGTTCATCAGCATGAAGGCCCTACCCACGAAGCGTGTTCTATCTAGGAAGATAAAGCAGGCGCTCACCGATAAGTTTGAAGAGGAGTGGCAGGGTCAAGTTGCTAAGACTTTGAAGGTGAGTGTTGACCTGGGCTACGACCAGCAGCTCCAGGTCATTTTCAATCCGAAGGCGAAGTTAGAAGTCGAGGCGCTCCGAGCGCGCGACGGGGAGAAACGTCGCTTGATACTCGAGGCAAGAGGGCTCGACTCGTTTCATAATATCAGTGATACGCACACAGAGCGCATAATGGTTGCGATTACTGAAGGGCAAAAGAAGGGGCAGTCCGTCAGCACGATCATGCGCTCAGTGGCCGAGCTCCTTGGTACTCCGAAACAATTGGCGGGGAAGGCTGAGACAATTGCTAGGACCGAGACCCTCACAGCTGTGTCCATAGGCCAAGCGGCTGCCTTGCGAAACGCCAAAGAAGTCATGCCAGGTCTAAAGAAAGCCTGGTTGACCGCAGGCGATAACCGTGTGCGCGATAGTCACCAGGCTTTGAACGGCGATGTCATTGACGCTGATGCGAAGTTCGCGAACGGCCTAGACCACCCCCGCGATGTCGATGCCACCGAGCCTGGGAGCGTGGTGAATTGTCGGTGTAATTTGCTAATTATTCCTCCTAACGAGAAACTGGAGATAACATGACCATCAAGAAGTTGAAGATCGACCTGAACCTAAAGAAGATCGCTTGCGCCGACACGTTTGATGTCAAGCAGGCGAGCACAGGTATTTCGATTGAGGGCTTTGCCAACAAGGCGACCGTGGACCGTGGTGACGAGATGATCTCCACGGATGCTTGGGAGCTCGACAACTTCAAGAGAAACCCAATCATCCTTTTCAACCACGGTATGGATACCCTTGGCGGTACACCCGTGGGGCGCGCTACTGAGATTAAGCAGACGCCGGAGGGTCTTTACCTGAAGGTGAAGATGTCTAACAGCAACGCGCCAGGTATCGCCATGGTGCGCGGCCTGGTGGAGGAGCGGATCCTTAAAGCTTTCTCTGTGGGGTTTAACCCAAAGCAGATGGACACTGTGCAGATCGACGGAAAATCCATCAAGAAGATCACCAAAGCAGAACTGTTTGAAGTATCCATCGTAGGCGTACCTATGAACCAGGACAGTCTTTTTGAGCTGTCTGAGAAATCCCTCACCACAAAAAGCTTTCATCAACTCAAAGGCGAGATCCTGAAAGCCAAGCAAGCAACGAAGGCACAAGAGATTGAAGAACTGCTCGCGCAAAGTCCTTGCCGTAAAGATGTCATTGCGGAAGTGGCCAAGTCTCAGAAGCTTGAGCATTCGGAGCTACTGGACATGCTGGCAGGTGACACAGATATACCCGATGCTGTCATCGCTGCTTTTCCATTGGCCATAAAGCAGGTGGATCTAAAACTTGTGCTCGAGGAAGCACTCTCGGCACTGGATGCTGGTGCTGACCAGAGCGCGGTCCTAGCGGAGTTAACCGACAAACTAAAGGAACCGTCTGATGAAGAAAAACCAGCCGACCCGCCAGCCGACCCAGCGCAAGGCAGCAAAGAAGAAACTGCGGGGCAAGGAGAAACGGACCCAGCTGCTCAAGACCCAGCAACGCAAGAAGGCGATCCAAAAGCTGGTAAAGAAGATCCAAAACTTAAGGCAGACTTCCAATCCTGCGTAAATGAAATGGTCCCTATGCTCGTGGCTGAAGGCAAGCCGCAAGATGAAGCCGTCGCGATGGCAATTGCAAAATGCCAAGAGCAGGGTAAATGCCAGCTCACCCCCGCCTCCAAGCTGGCCGTATACGGTGAAGTGTTCGTGCGCCTCGCCGCAGGCGACTTGGTCTTGGTGGAGTCCGAGGTGATTGCGTTCAAAGCGGGTTCAGCGGTGAAGGATGTCAGCCAGGAGGCTCAGGGAGATCAAGCGCCAACAACTCCAGTTAAGACGGATCCATCCGAAAATGATTTTGGTAGCCCTTTTTTAGAAGCGGCTAACCAGACCAATGTACTTTTGGGAGCACTAATAAACGAGATACAGAAGTTATCCAGTAAAATGGATGGATTAACAAATCAAAGTTCCCTACAATCAAGTCAAGATACAAGTAAAGTTTCCGATGCAACCACCGATGCCTTAGCAAGCGCGTCGAATGATCATGCGGAAAAGAGGCTAGATTCTTTGAATCAAAGGCTGAAGAATCTAGGTTATTAATTACATTAAAAGCCGTTATAAATTAGGAGGCTTCTTAGATGACACCAGAAGAAATTAAGGCTCTTGAAGCGCGTGTAACGAAAGCGGAAGACGCGGCCAAGAAAGCTGAACAAGATACGGTTACTGCTTTGGCAGCTGGCACCAAAGCAACTTCGCACGTCAACAGTGACGAGAGCCGCGCTCTCCGTTACTTCGGTGCAAGTTCCGTAAAACAACTTCTGGAAGTCAACACTGGGCACCCTGATTTCAAGGGCGTTCCTGAAGAACTGAAGACGCTTGTTGTTGCTCTGAAAAGAGATTTCGACATCTCGCGCCTCAACCAACAGATTTTCCACGGCGAGCAACGCGACAGCGGCGACATGCCTGGGCACGTCAAAGGTATCGTTGACGGGAGCTACTTCGCCAAGCATGTGCTTGCACCAAAGCTGAAAGCTTTCGGGTCCACCGTCGTGGGTGGCGGTGATGAGTGGGTACCAACGATGGTATCCAGCCAATTCATCGAAGAATTTGAACTCGACCGCCAAGTGGTCGATCAATTCAAAACGATCAACATGCCTTCAAGTCCATTTGATGTGCCCATCCAAACCGCAGTTACCCAAGCGCGTATTCAGCCAGAGTCTTGCGACCCTGCTGACAACATCGCTTCGGCCAGCTTCGGCACGAGCAAGCTAACCCTTCAGGCTACCAAGCTTGTAGAGTCGATGTGCTTGCCAGAAGAACTCAACGAAGATTCGGCTGTGCAGATCCTCGCACTCGTGCGCGGTGAAGTCAGCACTGCTCAAGCACGAGCTTGGGAAGCGGCCATCATGAACGGCGACACCACTGGTCCTCACATGGACGCAGACGTTACCGCAGCGACCGATGCTCGCAAGGCTTGGAAGGGTCTTCGCAAATTGGCTTTGGCCAACTCTGCATCGGTCAACTTCTCAGCAGCCGCAGTCACGGTTGCTAACCTTCGCGCCATGCGAGTCATGATGGGCAAGTTTGGTGTGTCTGAACGGAACTTGACCTGGTTGGTTTCCTCCAAGATCTATAACCAATTTCTCGCACTGCCTGAAGTCAGCACAGTCGAGAAGTTTGGCCCGAACGCGACCATCCTTCGCGGGGCACTCGCGGCTCTCGATGGTATCCCCATCGTCATCAGCGAGTATTCACGCGACGACTTGACCGCAGCCGGTGTTAACGCAGCTTTGCTCAGCACTTTCTCCAGTGTTATGTTGGTCAACCGCAGCCGCTTCATGTGGGGCGTTCGTCGTCCCATCCGTGTTCGCGCCTCGATGGATCCAACGCCTCCAGGAGACCGCTGGTTGCTGGCATCCTGGTGGAGAGGTGATTTCAAGGGCTTGCCACAGAGTGCTTCGGAGACATCCGTTGTCCTCGGTAGGAACATCCTCTAGGTAGAAAAGCTAATTATTACTTAGACTAGGGGGGCTCGGGGAAACCCAGCTCCCCTTATTTTTTAAGGTGGGTCATGGCTGAAACTCCTACCTCAGTCTTCCTTGGGGAGTTTGAAACAAAAGCTCTGCTGGACTTGGAAGTTCGTCCAGCCGGTACATACATTGTCAAGATGATGGTGAGGTGCAACTCCCTTCTGTCCTCGGTGTTTATCAAGGCAGCTGGCGGCGGAACGGTAAAAGTAAACTACTTTGACACCACGACGGGAGACACCAACTCTTCCGAGCGTTTTGATCTGGATAGCCATGTACTTCAGTCGGCCAGCGGGGTCACTGACAGGATTCTCGTCTCTCGGATCCACAACAAACCACACCTTGAGGTCATCGTTACAGGTGGCCCGGTGGAGTTTGGCGTGTACGTCACAGCGGTCACTTCTTCTGCATCGGATCTGGACACTAATCTTGTCTTTGATGCAGAGGCATTCTTCACTAGTCAGAATAAGGGTCTGCCAGCCGTCACCCTTGATGATAGCGAGAACAAGCTATACTTTCTCCGTAGCAACCAGGGCAAGCTCACCATTGAGCAGGATTTCGGTACGATCAACCCCTTGCGGGGAAGCAACACGGTCGCCTCACTGGCGACGGTGGTACTTACTTCAGCGGTGGTCCCAGTCGGGAAGGTGTGGCGACTCAGAAGACTTGAGGGACAGTGCAGGGCACATGGTTTCTTTGAAGTTTTTGTAGATGCTTTGTTAGTCGCCAAGACCAATAGCTCGGCGGCTTGTGAGAACTCAAAATTTAGTTTTGACCCGTTCGGGGAAGCGGTGGCCGGTGAAACCGTTGAAGTACACTATACTAATAGCCACGGGCCTACTGTCCCCGTTACCTCGTTTCTTTTCACTACAGAAGCGACAGCCTAAACCATTCCGAAAACCGGACGACAAGGGGAAGGCTAGGCGGTTCTAGCTACCAAACACTTAGGAGATTTAGACATGGCTGACCCACGCACAAGTTTTACGATCCTCGAAGATTCAAGTTCCCAGGCCGGGCTACCCCTCCACAAAGCCCTGGAAGGCGACGCCATTGCGTCGATCAACGCCCACGGCGCGTTGGTTGCAAAGAACGGTACTAACTTCGCATACCTGAAAGTGGACCCTTCAACGGGCGCCCTTCTTGTCACCGATGAAACGGCAGGCATTTGCTTAAAAGCAAAGGGCGAAACAGCGGCGGGCTCAGCAACGCTTGTGGTTGTTACTGGGGCGACCATTACGCTGGCCGTCAGCATGGTCTATAATAAACTCGGTTTTCTTGTCTCATGCCGACGGGACGCTCTTTTCCAAATTATTTGGAACAATGGCGGCGTTGAAACTATTCTAGGTGAGATTGTGGTCGGCTCCGGTGCTTATACGGTGTCCAGTGAACTTCACTGCCTTCAATTCACCTCGGGCGCAGTGGGCACCCAAGAACTTAAACTGAAGGCCATGAACTTTGAGGCATTGTCATCCTTGCGCGGCTCTTTAACCGTGGAAGAAGTTCAGTAAGGGAAGCGGTGAATGGGTAAGCTAACAAAACTTCTAGCGTTGGGGGCGCTCCTTTTCTGGGGCGCTCCTTCCTTTTCCGTTGATTCTGAACCTGTCATGAAGACAAAGATTTGCAATCCGTCTGAACTATACTGTGCTGAAGTCTCTTCAATTAACGCTCTGAAGACTGACGCAACCATCACAAGTACGGTTGGTTCATACATCGACAAGGATGGGTTCACTTACGGTTCGGACAAATTCAACCCCACGGGTGGCATTTATCAGGACACTTCACCAGGGCTAACGACGGGGACGGTTGGCGTGTCACGGATGACAGCCAATCGGGCGCTACATGTGAACTTAAGGGATTCAAGCGGGACTGAGTTTGCCACAATTAACAATCCTCTGATTATTGCCCCTGCTAATTCGACCGGAGTATTTAGAATAGGCGATGTGACCACGGCATCTACGGCCCTAGCCGTAGTGCGCCGGACGGCTTACACAGAGCCAGCTTCAAATGCACAACGCTCTATCGTCTCTGCCAGCGCAAATGACTCTTCAGCGGGGACCGGGGCAAGAACTGTGCAGATACAATATTGTACCGTTGCGGGGGTGTGTGGCCTTTTTGAAACGGTGACACTGAACGGCACAACCGCTGTTAATACCGTAGCGACAAACATTTGTTACATCGAAAAGATGCTTGTCATGACAGTGGGAAGTACGGCTTCCAATGTCGGAATAATCTCCCTTAAGGCAGCAACATCTGGCGGCGGTGTGACCGTTGGGACTATCGCGGCGACAGATAACAGAACTTTTTGGGGGCACCATTACGTCGATAGTGGAAAAACGATGAATATTTCGGGCGTGTCGGTTTCTCACAGTGGCACAACTGTAGGCTCGGGCGGCGTGTTTATCATCCGGGCCATACCTCTAAATGTGGCGAACCAAGTTGAGCAGCAAATTTCTGACTTCGTGCGCCTTTACGGTCAGTCGTCTACCTTCTCAAGAAACTACTCTTCCCCGATTCCTATTGTTGGACCAGCGCGGGTGCTCATGTATGTGACGCCTGAAACTTCTACCTCTACGGTTTACCGTGGGGCGATGGACTTTTTTGAGCAATAGAGGAAACCATGCCACAAGATATTGACCCAGCAACAGGCAGACAAATCATTTTGATGGAAGCATTTGCCTACAATGGGCAATACGAAGTCAAGGCAACGGGTTTTCGTGGGACAGCTTTACCGGGGCAAACAACCGCAATTGATTTTGCGGTGGGCAATGAAGACCGGCACATTAATGGCATACGCCTAATTTTAAAAGACCATGCCGAAGCCGATACGCTCGGTCTACAAGTCGTGGACGTTGACAACGTGCTCGGCTACGGCGCGGGGCTAGTGCTTAAGACTTTCGGCATTACCTGGAACGTGGACGAAACAAAGTCAGACCAGGGACGGGATATTTTTAACTTCGTGGCGCGGCTTCCGGCTGGCGTTTACATTCGGATAAACTACGTCTCCACCGGTGCGGTTAATGTCACAGTTAAGTTAAACGCTACGCTTCACAAAAAAATAGCATGAGGCTTCTTTTCGTAACGTCAAACCTCATCGGGTCTCGCTTTATTAGGTGGGGGCTCGGGACTGATTGCAGTCATTTTGCAGTCTGTTTCGATGAAGACAGCCTGGGGCGCGGGATTGTTTTTCATAGCTATGGGGTCGGGGCTCAGCTTGAGTGGCTCGGTCATTTCCAAAAGAAAAACATTACTGTGCATTCTTTGGAGTTTGTAGCAAAGCTGACCTTGCAAGAAGAAGAGGGCATCTACAAATCTTTGCTCAGTGAATACTACGGGGAGGGCTACGACTATAAGGCTCTCCTCTATTGGACATGGCGAGGGATCCTAAACAAGTTTTTCAAGGTTCCGTTGCCACCTAAAAATAGGTGGGCCGTGGACGGCTACCAGCTTTGTACGGGTCTTGCCAAAGGTGTCCAGGTCATTGCAGAGCTCGCCAAGACCAGTGGCATGGATCTCGAGATGGTGAAGCCGCACGACCTTTACCACCTGCTACTTGATAGCGGATTTTTCAAGATACCTAGGGTGAAAATATGAGCGACGAAGTGGAGATGACCCTGTTTCAGCAAGCGGGGAGCATCCTGGGAACAATCCGCGCATCATTAATGGATGGTCGGCTCCTGGCGACCGAGGAAATGGTTCAGGCAAGGGCTACGGTCTGCATGTCTTGTGACAAGCTTCGCCAGAAGCATAACAAGTTCTCGTGTGTAACTTGTGGCTGTGGGTTTAAGCGCAAGATTTCAATTCACGGATCGGCTTGCCCCCTAGGCAAGTGGTGATCTTCCTTGTAAGGTAGTCCAAACCCCCTTTTGGTGAGGACAAAAAATGCAATTAAAACTCGTTTCCGCAGCCCGTCCAGGGCAGACCGATATGATCGTGCAAACTAAATTCGGGACCAGGGCCTTTGAACTTGGTAAAGTAGCGGATGTCCCCGATGAAGAAGGCCAAGCCATTCTTGCGAGCACGTTTGGTAAGTGCTACCAGAATGTTGTCGACGAGCCAGTTGAACCTAAGCTTTCAGAAGAAGCCGTGGCTATAGAGGATGAACCTAAGCTTTCACCTGAAGAAGACGCGGCTAAAGAGGCCACCAAAATGGTTTCCAGGTACAAAAACAAGTAGGGGTAGATTTTGCCAGTTACGATCAGCCCATACGCATTGACAACGTTAGCTTTGGCGAAGGAACATTTAGGTGTCCCTCCGCTGAATGTGACTTTTGATGACCTCATTACGAGACTCATAAATGAAGCCACGGGTAGGATTGAAACGTACTGCGACCGCAAGCTCAAGCAGAGAACGGGTATTACCGAGTATCAAGACGGGTTCGCCAACGACCGAATTCTCCTGGATCAATGGCCGGTGGCGTTCCCTTCTGAGCTCTGGATTGATTCTACGGGCTTGTTCACAGATACGGTCTACAAACTCGCGACGACTGCATACGCTCTGGATAAGTCTGCCAAGGGAGAGGGTGTCGGCGTGGCGCTCACAAGTCGGAGCTTCTTTCCAAGAGGCATGAAAAATATCAAGATCATCTATGACGGTGGGTATGCGACGGTGCCAGACGAGATCGAGGGGGCTTGCATATGGACGGTGCAGTTTCTCTATGAAATGCGTACAGAACGCACCATTGGGCTAGAGTCCAAAGGCAAAAACCAAGAGAATACGAGCTATAGGGAAGACCTCCCCAAGTATGTACTGTCCACTTTGGACTCCTACAAGCGCACAGAGTGGCCCACGGGGGACCGTCCTTTGTCCACGAGGTAGCCCTTGGCCAAGAGAATCCCACTCACCAACCTGTCAGACGAGCTCGAGGCGCGGATCTATAGACGCCTGCGGGCGAATGAGCCTAACTCGCCTAAAATGCGGGAAGCATTATTACGCATAGGCTTTATGGTAGAAAACCAAGCTAAGTTGAACGTCAGACGCCAGGGGGTCATTGATACGGGCAGGCTTTTTAACTCGATACGCAGTATATTCTATCAACGCGGTGACCATGTTGGGATCTCAGTAGGTGCTTTCGGGGTTCCCTATGCCTCGATGCACGAATTCGGGGGCATTTACACGGCTCGCCAGCGCCGGGCAATGTTTGCCTCGCTCCGTGAGCGGGGGAAAATTGGCAAAGGGGGCTCGGGGATAAACAAGGGGGTGCTTGTCGGTGACCGGCTGATAGCGCGGCCCTACCTAAGACCTGCTGTGCTAACACAACGTAATAGAATCCTAGACATTATAAGGGACCTTTACCGGTGAGTATCGAGTCAGACATTGTGGACAAGATTGTGACTGTCGTGGCGGCTGTGCCCGGTATCAATTACATTTCCTTCGACAAAATTCGCCTAGCAACGGGTGACTTCCTAGCCCACGAGCTACCCGCTGTGCAGGTTTGGGACAATGGGCAGCTAATTGTGCATGAGAGGGGCCGAGTCCGTAAGGACTGGGCACTTTCGCTCGAACTGATTATGAAGTCAGAAGTAACAGGATCGGTTGACCAGAAGCTTCTGTTTGAACTACGCAGAACCATTGAGCAAGCTTTGTGGCTTGTGCCTAACTTAGGTATTCCTGGTGTGGTGCATCTGATCTATACTGGTAACATCTCTGACTTACATTTATTAGAGCCGTTTTACATTGCTCGTATAGACTTCACTATACAGTATTACGATAGTCTCACGGGCTCGTGCTAAAAATATCCAAGGAGGATCTCTGCAATGTCGAAGAACTACGCATCAATCTATAACTCCACTAACGATTCTATAGCACTTGAGCAGAAGATCTTTATTAAAGAAGAAACTGCCCGTGGAGTTTTACTTGCACCGACCGGCGCAGACTTCCTCTTCACGCTTAACGGCGCGAGTGTCAACTTCTCGCAGCCTATTGAGAGCAGCCCGCACAAATCGGGACGCCACCACACCTCAGTCATCAAACAAAAAACCACCACCAGCTGGGCACTGCCAACCTTCTTCAACATCAATAGCCTGCTTGGCGCGGCTGGTGTTGCTGAAATTGACCCTGCCATGCGCGTTCTTTGGAAGTCCCTGATGGGCAAAGAAGATACAAGTGGGGGCAGTCCTGTCTACACGGCTGGTACTCCTCCAGATATCACCTTCTCAATCTTTGAAAACGGTGACCTTTGGGCAAAGCAAGCTCCAGGGTGCTTTGTTGACTCGGGCAATGCCACCTTTCCAGGTGATGGCCAGTCCCAAGTCGAGTGGGCAGGCATGGCAAAGACTTCTTTGCTAGTCGGTATCTCTAAATCCATCACTGCTAACGCGGCGAACGTCGTGACTGTAGCCGCGACTGAAGGCACCCGCTTTCCAGTCGGCTCTTTGGTTATGATCGTGAAGGCTGACGGCGTTACGCGGGCAACCGACACACCTACCGGCTCCCCGCGCACCGTTGTGTCAGCTACCTCCACCACTGTCACTCTAAGCGGTGCAGTTTTAAGTGACTCTGATGGGTCAGCCACCCCTGTCTATCTGTGCTACTACGAGCCAACCACTGCGGTTGCGATCAACGATCCCCAAACTGGTCTGGTCGGATCCATCACCATCGCGGGCCTTTCGTCTGCTGATTGTGTTCGCTCTGCCTCGCTCAACATGGTGAACAACCACGAGCCACAAGACTTCTGCTTTGGCGAAGAAGGTCTTGGCGGTCGGCTTTTCACTCCAGGCGGGCGCTTCACTGCTGAGCTTAGCCTTGAACTGAACCTGAACCACGAGCTTGTGGAGTTTCTGAACCGTCAGAAGGATTTCACTGGGGAAAACATCACCATTATCCTTGGCGCTGCTGCTGGTCGGCACGTTCAAGTGGTGGTGCCAAAAGTAATCTTCCCTGTGCCAGAAATTGCAGTGCCAGACACCGGCACAATCCCAGTGACCTTTACTGGTAATGCTTATCAGACGGCGCTTGACGCTGCTGATGAAGTGACTGTATCGTTCCTCTAATACATAGCACTACTGCTAGCACTTAGGGGGATTTCATGGGGTTTATTCTAAGCATGGACACGGATAAAACCGTGTCGGTAATCGTGAGCAAAGATTCTTCAATCCGTGACGTTACGGAAGAAGTCTACGAGCAATATTTAAAAGATCTCGACGAGTCAAAGCTCCCTATCCAGGGAGAGAGCACTCGTTTCATTCTCAGGAAAACCCTGCCGTACAAAGACACCAAGAAGGTGATGAACAGCCAGGTATCCTTTGACGACGGCAAAGCTAGCGTGAATGTCAGCTACATCATGGATGAAGTACGCTGTGCATTAACGGGCATGGAAGGTCCAGGATCCGAGTCATTTAAGAAAGACAAGGACGGGTACGCTTCCATGGATGTCGTCAACGCGCTGTATAACAGCGGGGTGATGATGGATCTTTACAACGCGAGGCGAAATGCGGCGGGTGAAGGCACCGATAACGTACCAAAAAAAAGTTAGAAGCCCTCCTGGAGCTTCACTTTACGGACCATGCGAAACTAGAGAAAAAGGGTAGGACGTTTGACTGCAAACGCTGCCCCGTAGCCACCCAAAAACTAAGGAGATGTCGCGAGGATAGGTGGGACTACACGGCGAAGGACAGTAATGTCTTTCCTATCAGAATTAGCGAAGGAGGTGGTCTCTATGGTTTTTGCCCAGCTAAATCGACATGGGACCAAGAGGCCATTAGTTTATTTGAGACGATGGTGGTAGCTGCGGAGCAAAAGGCAATGCTCGTTGAGGGGGGGATTGGAGATCAGCCATCGTGGTTTATTAGTATGCTTTCCTGGTTTGTCCCTGCTTACGACACGCAAAAATTTGTGTCTCGGGCTAAAATGATTCTGGGGGATGCAGGCGACAGCAAGCAGCCTCTCAAAGCGCAGCAGGGGACAAAGTAAATCAAATGGCAAAAGAAGACATTTTAATAAATATCGACGTTGACTCTAAACCCGCCAAGCGTGGCGTCGATGATCTTAATAAAAGTCTTAGCGACAACGCCAAGCAAACTAAAATGATTCAGCGCGAGCTTCAGCGCCTAGAAAAAGAATACAAGTCTATCGCTACGGCGGTAAATAAACTTCCCGATGATCAGATAAGCAAGCTCAGTAAAGAAGTTAAAAAGACAGAGCGGGCCACCAGTAGACTCCAAGATCAATTTGAGCGTACAGCGGGCAAGCTCGACCGGGTTCACGATAGGACGGTGGGGGCAACGCAGGCTTTCTCCGTTTTGTCGGCTGCAATGCTTGCCCTAGCCACGCTGGATCCTCTCATTAAGTTTTCTCAGCAAGTCACCAACGCCACGCAGGCGATTCTTTTATTCAATAAAACTGTCATACCTGTCATTACGGGTACGGTTGAGAAAATCCGCCTTGGCTTTGCCAATATATCGACATCCTTGACGGGATTTAGACAAACCTTTGCCCTGATAGGACCCGCGATCAAAGAGCAAGTGCTCCTTCTCCAAGGCTTTCAGCTTGCGGCTGTGCGGACTTCCCTATTCACCGAGAAGTTCACCGAATCTTTAAAGCTTTTAAGCAGTGGTTTTTCCTTTCTCAGCCGGTCGATGGTCAACGTGAAAGAGTTTGTGTCAACAACCTCTGAGGGGATCACCCGCGTCATCAGAGTTTTTAAGACACTAGGCGATACCTCCCAAACCATGATGGGTATTCTTGGTGAGGTCGGGGGAATTTTTGGCAAGACGTTCGGGGCGAGTACAGGCGGTGCAGCTCGAATCAACTTCCTTCAGCAACAGTATTTAAAGCTTTTGGACTTTTTTGAGATGTTCAAAGGCAAAGTAGGCACTGCCCTTAACTTTGTCGGCGGGGTCTTTACAGAGTTCGCGGCTAAGGGCAGGTCTATCCTGGTTCCTTTCCTTCAAAGCGGGGGGGCAAAGATTCTTGAGTTCGCCAAAGCGGGGGAAGTTTTAGCTTCCAAGGCGTTTGTCGGTATTTTAAAAGGCTTTAGCACGTTAGCTTTCAAAGCTTACGAGCTCGGCCAGAGCTTTGGTGTGCTGGGAAAGGGCTTCATCGGCCTGATCGACAACTCAGCCTTGATCGGTGGGGCTTTGCTAGGGCTCGGAACATTACTAAAGAGGACTGACAGCGCGGTTCTTCAGCTACTAGGATCCTTTATTCAGCTTGTCGGCATGATGTCGCTTAGCTTGTCGGCTGGTCTAACTATCCTCACAGCCCTGGTGGGGCGGCTGTTTATAGCTATTGGTTCTAAACTCTTCGCCGTTATAGACCAGTGGGAAGCTAAATTTAATGCCATGCAGCAAGTCACCAGGGCGTTTGAGTTTACCATTAGGGGGTTTGGCAAAACGCTAGGGGAAGCGGGCACCGGATCCTTGCAGTTTTGGAACGAGCAGGTCGAAAAAACAGCTGCCTCCACGGTGTTTGGAGTGGCCGAGGTACAGAAGGGCATAAAAATTCTAGTGGCCGAAGGCGGGCAGCTAGGGCTTTCCGCTAAGCAGAACGCCGCTATCTTGGCAAGATCAGCTGACATTGCAGCTGTGTCTGGTCACGGCATAGCCGAGGTGTCCTTGTCATTGGCGAGGGGTCTTGCAGGACAAGGCGAGTCCTTAAAGTCTCTAGGTATTTTCGTGGATAATGCTTCTCTTCAGCACTCTAAGTTCGCCACAGAGCAAAAGCTCGTCGTGGAGAGCATGGACCGACACGCAAAAGCTCAACTGATTTTAAATACCATCATGGAGCAATCAACTCCCATGGTAGGGGCTGCTACCGATCAACTCAGGACCATTGCCGGGGCCAACAAGCAGTATGCTCAGTCCGTCGAGCTTTTGCAGGCTAAACTGGGTAGCCAAAGCGACCTCATGGCGATGCTCACACGGGTACAGAACAGCTTTGTGCTATCCCTCCTAGCCATGCCTAACGCTATTTTAGGCGCTGTTGGGGGACTGGTGGACTTGCTAGCCGTCGCGACAACGCTAGTAGGGCACTTTCTCACCTTGATTCTGACAGTGGCCGGGGTCAAGGGGGCTTTTCAAGCTGCGGATTTTGTTATTCGAAAGTTTTTCGTCGCTCAGTTAGCTCTCAACACGATCATCAACGTGGTAAGGGCAAGTCTTGGCCTGCAAATTGTGGCTGTAGATAGCTTAAAAACAGCCATGGTAGCTATGGGTCAGACTATTATGCCTGGGTTTATAAAAGGGTTTCAATTAATCCGGGCTCAAATTATCGCAGCTACTTTAGCCACGTATCGTTTTGTCGCCGCGCAGTTTTTCACGGTGGCCGGATGGCAAGCAATCATAGTGGGGGCTAGGGCAGCCACCGTAGCGGTAGGACAATTCACCCTTTTTCTTCTCGCAACGCCTTGGACTTATGCTGTTGCTGGGGTCATAGCGTTTGCCGTTGCTATTGACCAACTAAGTTCAGAACTTACTCAGTTCCACACCAATATGGACGAGGCCAACACGTCCACGACACGCGGCGTTAGCGTGATGGGGCAGCTCTACAACATCGTAAAAAATGTCGGGCAAATTTTCGTTGATATGGTGAAGTTTGTCATTATTGGGTGGATCGGCATTATTCGATATGCCGAACTTGCCATTCTTGCATTTAGAAAAGTTTGGGCGGCGATGCGGGGCGACAAAGAGGCTTTAGCCGAGATTTCAGCCGAGCACAAAAAGGTTCAGGCCAACGTCTATGAGCTCCACCTTGCCCTCACCAAAATGTTTAGCGGCGGTGCAGCAATGGCCACTGAAATGGCTGCCCACATCGGGGGGCTTAGTACCGAAATGCAGGCGCTAAACAAAACAGCGCAGCAGAGGTTTGACTTCGCCACCGGTAGTGTACAGATCGCAGCACTTGGGACTGAGTTTGAAAAGACATCCCTTGCAATTAGCTCAGCCAAGTTTGAGCTTGCGGCTGTTTCTGTCGAGGCAAAAAAAGTAGCCGGTGAGTTTCTAAACAATAAAGAATCAGCTGCGTCGTTTGAGCCATCCGTGGAAGCTCTTAATATGTTGTCAGCTCGCTTAAAGTCAGCGGGTAAGGAGACCAAGGAGCTTGATGAAATTACCCAAAAAGTTTCTGATGCATACTTAAAGAAGCTAACTGCTGAGACTCAGGGGATAGCGTTACGAAACCAAACAGTGGAAGACTTTAAAAAGATACAATCTGATGCGGAAAAATCCAGACTAGAGGCTTCTGGTAAGATCATTGAAAAAATACAATTTGAGACTGCACTTCGTTTAAAAGATTTAGCCGAGCAGGAAAAGGGCATTAAGGTCTTAGAAAAAGATGTCAGTGTCAGACGAGAGCAGCTTGTTCAAATAGAGAAGGCCCGCAAAGCTATTCAGGCTCAATCAGGAGCGGAGATTGAAGCTGCCAAGGCAGTAGCGTCAAAAGAAGTTGATGCAATTCTAAAAAAGAATCTCGAAATCAGTAAAGAAATAAACGCTGAGAATATGTTTGCCATAGATATTATAAATCAGCGAACAGCCTTAGAAATAGCAGCAGTAGAAAATGACATGAAGAAAAAAGGCTTAAGTGACAAGGCTACCGCAGCTCTGCAAACTCAAATCGAACTACTTAAGCAAAAGGGTGCTCTCGAAATTAGTAAAGCGCCTTCCAAAGAATTTCAAGCGGCTGAAAAGCCTGGAAAGCAGTTAGCAGAAACGATAAGCAGCACGTTCACAGGGGGACTTGCGGGGGTAGGCGGGCA